TAAAATAGAACAACCAATAGAGAGACCATATGGCCAGGTATTTCAAATGATGAAACCTATGTCATGTAATGATACTAAAGTAATAAAAGATTATATCAAAGGCAGTGCAAATGAAGATCCATTAGCTTATGGAATTAATTATAACTATATGGGTTTTCCTAACCTATTAACAACGTTGTATATTAATCCTCAAATGCAAACATTCAGTATAGTAGAGCATACATCAAATGGATTATCCTGTATATTAGGTCAAGGAGTAGCATTCCAAGTGCTTGATGAGTCCTTATTAGTACCTAAACCATTCTAATAAATAATCACATATAATAACTAAAGGAGAATATTATGTGGGAACATTATTGCAAAGTAGAAAAATCATTAATGAAAATTGGTGATGGTGAGGAATGTAACTGGTGTGGTTTAACTGAATCAACAGATCCTGTACGCTTAGGTGATACAAAACAATTATTAATTGATGAGAATGATACAGAAGGAACATTAATACAAGAATGATAGTACAATTAACAGATCAAGCTAGAGAATATCTTTCTAGTGTACAACCTAAAGATGGCCATATAACATTAACTGTTGATGGTGGTGGTTGTGCTGGGTTTACTTATAAGTGGGGTACCACAGATGAATCTAAACCTGAAGGATGGATTGGGGTAGAAGATATATTACTTGTTGACCCAATCTGTGAAATGTATATAATAGGTAGTACTATAGATTATAATAAATCAATTGAAGGCTCAATGTTAACTATAAAAAACCCAATGGCAACAGCTAGTTGTGGGTGTGGAGAAAGTTTTGGAGTATGAAACTATTAAAAATTGATTGGAAGGGTAAGATTGGTTATGGTGATGTTGTTTCTCCAATCTGTTATGCTCATTCAATGGCTCAAAAAAATTGTTGTGATGTAGAACTTATATTTCATTGGCCTGATAAAAAAGGTACAAAATATAAGAAAGATGATCCAGAAAGTTTACATGATAGAACAAGACAGCTTGCGCAGATGGTCAAACCAATTGACTACCATCAAGTAAAAATTAATCATAAATTTGAATCTAAACTAAAATACAATCATAGTAATTATGATGATAGTGATATGTTTCATAATTTTTGGTATGCTGCTCAAAAGAATACAGATACCAGCAAGCCATACATTGCAATGAACACTACTGCTAACCATCAACAAACATTAGAAGACTATGGTGGTAAATCCAAGACATGGAAAGATCCCGTTGGGTTAGTTAAATGGCATGCGCTAGAAGATCAGATTACAAAAGAGTGGGGTATGGAAGTTAAGCATGTTGATTATTCCACACCAATAAAGGATGCTGTAGACATATATAAAAAGTGCTTTATGGCTATTGGTTATCATGGTTCTACAATGTGGTTAGCTAGGTACCTAAGATGCCCTATGCTTATCTACTCTGGTAAAAAAGTAACAGCTAAATCTTTTCAATGGGCCATAGTAGAAAATAAATTAGAAATAAAGAATCTTATTAGTAAGAATCCATTAGAATTAAGAAATAAATCATTAGATAGATTAGGTGAATTAAATGTCCAATTTGAACAATATCTCAATATCCCAAACCTACATAGGTTACGAGGAAAGAGAACATGAAGCATATGAAGTATGCAAATATACTATAAAGAGATTTGATAGCAATCTAATTAATGTTATAAAATTAAGATCTCAAGATATACCAGAGTATGAAAGAAACTGGGGTGAGCCTCAGTCGACTGATTTTACATTTACTAGATTCTGGGTACCCTACTTATCTAAGTTTAAAGGATATAGTATCTTTGTTGATTGTGATTTTCTTTTCTTAGATGATGTACAGAAACTAACTGAATATATTAATCCAGATTTGGCTGTTAGTGTAGTACAACATCCTTCATATACACCCCATACAGAAATAAAAATGGATGGTGTTGCGCAGCATAGATCATATAGAAAAAACTGGGCATCATTAATGGTGTTTAATAATGAACACCCTTCTAATAAAATACTAACACCAGATTATCTCAACAACCATAAACCTGGTATAGACTTTCACCACTTTAAATGGTTAAAAGATGAAGAGATAGGCTCGATACCTTTAGAATGGAATTGCTTAGATGGTTATTATGACTTAAAGTATCCAAAAGCTATACATTATACAGATGGTGGGCCGTGGTTTGATGATTACAAAGAAACACAGTATTCATCTTTATGGTCAATAGTTAAAATTGGAATGGATCGAGATGAATAAAATAACATTTAGTATGACATATTATGGTCAAATAGAACGCTTACAATATCAACTTGATTTTTTTAGTGAACAAGATCAAGAAATAAAAGATAATATAATATTACAATTTATTAATGATGGATACAATGATGCAGGTTTATTTGAAACTGTTTGTCAGTCTTATCCTGATTTAAATGTAAAAGCATATAGTGCAACTAAAGATGTAGGTTTCAATAACCATGGTTGTAGAAACTTAATGATGCTTGAGAGTGAAACAAATTGGAATATGTTAATGGATATTGATGTTTTACTAAACAATAAACTCCTGGATGTCATGATGACTGCAAAGCTAAATGAAAATATGTTTTATTGCTTTCAAGTTAAATTTGATCACCCAGATAATCCAGAGGACTATGATAACTTAGATATAGATCCCAAAAAAATATTAAAGTATAAAGCACATCCTAATACATGGCTAATGAACAAACCTTGTTTTTGGACTAGTGGTGGTTATGATGTTGAGTTTACTGGAATGAGGCATGGTGATGCTGAGTTCTTTATATCATTAGATAAAGAAAAATATGACTATGAATTATTTCATCCGGACATAGAAGATAAACTTTCTATCCATGTAAGAAAACCAAACAGAAACCGCAGTTATCTAAACCAAGCAACCGAACACGTCAAAACTCTAAACAGAACTGTTGACTTTGTCAAGAAAAGAAACGAAGATAGTTACAGAAAGCATAAAAAGAGATTGGTGACGTTTCCATGGAAAAAGATAGCTTAAAAGCAAAATTATTAAAAAGTTTATTAAGTATTGTAATAGGTCTAATTGGTATAGGTGTTGTTTTATATTATGATTTAGATGAGACTAAAGGTGATTATCATTTACCTGAAAATTATTGTCTTGCAGAAGCTATATACTTCGAAGCCGGTAACCAACCTTTAATGGGTAAGATAGCAGTTGCTAATGTTATTCTTAATAGAGTACAAAGTAGCATATACCCTAACACAGTATGTGGTGTTGTTCATGATGGACCTGTTAGAGAGTCATGGAAAAAAGATGGTACATACTATCCTATAAGACATAAATGTCAATTTAGTTATTGGTGTGATGGTCGTTCTGATCAACCTCAATTAGGATCTCTTACTTGGAAAGACAGTAGCAAGGTCGCCAATTGGGCTTTGCTATATCTTCCATCAGCATTAATTAAACCTATTGAAGGTGCAACCCACTATCATGCAACATATGTAAATCCCAATTGGGCAGGAGCTATGCAAAAGGTAGTACAAATAGAGGATCATATATTTTACAAATGACAGATATTAAAAATAATATAAGAACACCAAGCCAATTTGTAGCTGAAGTAGAAAAGATAGTAAAAGAAAAAAATATGAACTATCTTGATGCATGTTTAGATTATGCTCGAAGTGCAAATGTAGAAATAGAAACAATAGCAAGTTTAATTAAGGGTAGCCAAGTACTTAAAGGTAAGATACAAGCAGATGCTGAAGATCAAAGATTGCTAAAGCAGAGCAGTGCTAAATTACCAATATGATTTGGAAAAAGGTACCATATCATGGGCAAGATGGTACAGTAGCTGAAGTTCATGTAAATGCAAATGAAACACTTATTAAAAAAAGATATAGTGTTGATGGACTTACTGTTTCTGGTAAGAAATCTAAACATACACCCTCAGAAATAAATGATTGCTTCAAAAGAGAAATATATTGGACAGAACATTTACAAGGTAAATGGGTACCATCTATAGTAGATATAGATGAGACAAACCAAATAATAATACAAGATTATTATGGTCGTGATCTTTTAACTAATTATCAGGCTGGTACACTTCTTAAAGATGTACCAGATATAGTAGATCAAGTAATAGAAATGTTTAAATTTTTTAAACAACATAATGTATACAAATATAATAATTCATTAAGCAATATGGCTGTTAATGGTAAACAACTTGTAGCATTTGATTTTAAATGGGCAAGGAAAAGACCTGAAGGAAGAAAAGAGGAGTTGTTTAGTTATACAGAATGGATGTCAAAAATAGATAGTAAGCTACCTGCAATATTGGAGAAGCTAGCATGACAGCATGGAGTTTTTGCCCAACACAAATACAGCACGCACTTACAAAAATTAATTTAAAGAATAAAGGTGACCAGAATGATCTGAACATCTATAGAAAACTTTGGTTAGATTGGACTAAAGATTTTAGTGGTAGTGAGAAATATGAACAGTGGGCTATATGTAATGGAATACATGATGCATTAATTCAACAAATAGCTTATCGAGCTAAGACTGTTAAAACATTTTATATATTCAAAACAGATTATAAATTTTACCCTGTAATATTAGAACCATATAATTTTATAGAAATAGATGAAGAGTTAATTGAAACTATATTACCTAACAGCTATGTGATTGTAAGCCAACCTAATCATGAAGGTGGAATTACACCATGGTTTGAGAAGTTAGTTAGTCATTGTAAAAAAGTTAAAACACAAATATTTCTTGACTGTGCATTCTTTGGTACAACATTAGATAAGATTAATGTCTATGATGATGTATATGATTGTGTATCTTTTAGTCTTAGTAAAGGTTTTATGTTGGGTGGTTTTAGAGCAGGTATTGTCTTTGGAAATAATTTAAGTAAGACGTTGACTATACCTATAGATTACTGGTATAATTATAGTTATTATAATTCATGTGCAGTACAATTAGCAAAGATTATAATGAATAATTTTAGTGCAACATATATCACTGAAGTAGCTAAACCAATACAAGAAAAATATTGTATAGATGTTGGTTTACAACCTTGTGATGTATGGATGATGGGTATAAATGAACAAGGTGAAAGAATAAATTTAGTTGATAAGTTACAACCTCTCATACAAAACGAGCTTGATAAAAATGGAACCGTTTGAAGTATATCAAAAATACCTAGCTCTTAGAACACACTTTAAAAGTGATAGCTATGATTACTTTAGATACCATGGTAAGCTAAAAGGTAATAGAGATAAGTTTGAAACACGTAAAGATAAGTATCACTTTTATAAACTATCTAAGATGAAACATCCTGTAGACTATATGGTAGCTAATATGATGGTCAATCCTAATTTCTGGTCTGGTGATATCAATGATGAACAGTCCCACGCTACGTACAATCAATGGGTTAAAAGGCGTGATAGTCTTTCATATATCATCTCTAATGAGATAGACAAGATGAACGATAGCTATGATACCAACGTGCTTGTAGAGGACAGACAACACCCTAGATTATTGGTATTGTATATTAGAAAAGTAATAAGTGCAGAGACATTAATAGTATTAAATAAACTAACAAAATTCTTTCCATACTGGAATAAAGTTTTAGCTGATGATATAGTATGGCCTGATGAATATAAAAAGCTAAAAAAATATGAACCTTTTTTTATAAATAGTGTTGACCTAGGACGTGTTAAGAGTATAATAAAGAATAGGTTCGAAGAATAAATCGGATACAACGTAATATAACGAAATATAGGAGAAATATAAATGGCAAATTCTTTTGCTGCTATGAAGCAGAATCGTCAGTCTCAGATAGAAAAACTGAGTTCTGAAGTCAACAAGCTCCAAGGTTCTGGAGCACCCCAAGGAGATGATAGGTTTTGGAAACCAGAAGTAGATAAGTCTGGTAACGGACACGCTATCATTAGATTCCTACCAGCACCTAACAATGAGGATGTTCCTTTTGTTAGAATGTTTGATCACGGGTTTCAAGGACCAGGAGGATGGTTTATTGAGAAATCTTTAACCACTTTAGGACAAGATGATCCTGTTTCAGAATACAATACTACACTATGGAATAGTGGTGTAGAATCTAATAAAGACCAAGCACGTAAACAGAAACGTCGCTTGAGTTTCATATCAAATATATACGTAGTTAAAGATCCTACTAATCCTTCTAATGAAGGTAAAGTGTATCTGTATAAATTTGGTAAAAAGATATTCGACAAACTTAATGATCAAATGAATCCTGAGTTTGAAGATGAAAAAGCGGTTAACCCATTTGACTTGTGGGAAGGTACAAACTTCCGACTAAAGATGCGTAATGTAGAAGGGTTCCGTAACTATGACAAGAGTGAGTTTGATTCACCAGCTCCATTACTAGATGATGATGCTAAACTTGAAGAAGTTTGGAAAGGTCAATACTCTCTCCAAGAACAGATCGATCCATCACAATTTAAAAGTTATGATGAGTTGAAATCCAGACTATATAGAGTACTTGCTCTTGATGGCGGTCCGCAAACTCCAACTGCAACGGTTGATGAAGAGATTGCACC